GATACATCATATACAAGAAAGAGATCAGCTGAGTCGGCCGAGTCATTCAGTATTTCGTTAAAACTATTTAATTTTGGCATCTTAGACCTCTATGATCGAGCATTATTATAGTATTTATATAGTTTTGATTCATGCGGTTTGTTTAAAGAGGTAGTAAAGTGAACTAATTTGACGTCAGGATGAAATATATTATTTTGTATAAGATATTCATTCTGTGTTTTTTCTATATAAATTTCTTCTACTCTTTCATTTACTTCTTCATCCTGAGACCAACGTGTAATCCATGAATTTGGCACTAGTTTTAACTTTAGTCTTTGTTTTACGTGTTCTTCTACAAAAAACTGTTCACCATTTACTGGACCAACTGTTAACTTTTGTTTGATGTAATGCTTTTGCCAATGGCCTGGATTTTCCATAAAAATATCATATATGTAACGGCAATCTTTAGGATAATACTTAAAGAATCCACCATTGATGCTCCAGCCTTCTCGAGATCCCCACCAGGATGGAATAGAAAGGAATTCTCCAGGTTGTATTGGATAATCAAAAAGTTGTTTATAATCACCAGTTAATATTACGTCTATATCTAATACGACAATTGGCTCTTCAGTGTCAAGAGCCATACATAACATTTTATTCCATTGAAGAGCTACTCGTTTGTCATACGGTTCGCGAATCCACACAACATTATAATCTTTTAATTTTTCATTAATGTAGTCTTCGTATTCTGGCCCATATTTGTTTCCTATTCGAAAACAATATATCTTCACATTGATCTTCCTTCATATTTTACGTCAGGCCAAATGAGTTCAAACTTCTTATTAATTGCATGAATTATTTTATGATCAGGATCGATCCCATCATCAGGCAATCTGCCATGCCATTCATCAGTTAAAGTATCATAGTTTAGCTCTTTTGATTTTACAAGATAACTAAACATGGTTTCATTATCAAATGCAAAACGAGCATGAAGAGCTTCGGGGAACATGGTTTCTTCATCTTCTTGAAGTGCTTTTAACTTAGCAATTAAGCCTTCAAATTCACCATTCCAGTCCATAGCATTAATTGCTTCGGATCCACCAATCATTGTACCAGTGTTAATTACATCATTTTCAGGATCGTATCCATCTTCAACAAGTAAGGCGTAACAATTCCAGTATTTAATAGCTGGATTTCTATCACAACTATTATATTTTGTTAAGTCGAAATGTTTACCCCATTCAGCGAGTTCGTTATTGTTTTTAGCCCATAACTTACGCATATCATGTACTTCAAAAATATCCTCTCGGGTCCGCGGGATGACATCAATATCCATATAGAATACCGCATCATATTTTTCTGTTAATTTTTGAAGAAGATAATTTTTATAGTAATTTACGATGTGATACATTGGTAAGTTTTCATACACACTTTTACAGTAAAGATAATAGTCTATAAACTCTTTATCATATGTGTATAGCTTATAATCAGCATCAATTTCATCAGCGTATGCTTTTTGAGTCCACAAAAGTTTATTTTTATAAGCCGCTAACTTATCTTTTGTTTCTCCGGCTCTTTCAACACGGTGCTGGTTTGTTCGAGCATGTTTTGAATAACCGGTTTCGTCAAGTAAATGCTCAGGTATATCAATGTAAATTGAAAAGATTATTTTTTTCATTATTTAATACCTATAATAAAAAATTGTTGATATGTTCTTTTACCCAATTCATCTTCATACTCAAATTCCATTACATCTTCATTTATAATTTTTGAAAGTTGACATTGTTCTTTCAGTTCCTCTATAGAATTTATAAGATTTATATGACCGCGTTTTGTAAGATTGTTTCCACTCATAACACATAGTTTATCTTTAGCTCTTGCTTCAAGTAACGTATGCATTGGATATGAATGTTCACAGCTTGTATTAATGTATATATGCGCGTCATCAAGTACATCTTCATAATCAAACGTGATATTTAATAATTTATGGTCAAAGTTTGGCTTATATCTTCCATTTATATTCCATGAAATTTCCTTTGTAGTTGGATCCATGTCATACAATCTAACATATTTGGCGGCTTTTTCTGAACAGAAAGGGACAGAGTAAAAGCCAAAACCACTATTAAATATAGCCACACTTTTATTTATCATATCAACTTTAGAAGCCCAATATTTTTGAATTATGTATTCAGTCTTATTAGTTTGTTCTTTAACACTATCGTATAACCAAGGCTTATGCCATTGTACAGTGTCATTTAAACGAGTAAATCGTTCAATATCTTCTGGTTCAATCATGTACATAAGTATTTTTCTCTTCAATTGAAAGGCCTTCTAACATATGTATAATGCCTGGCTTTTCATTTTCTTCTAAAGCTCTTTCAGTTGTTACAATTCCCTTATCATAATACTGAAAATGATTTTGACGTTCTTCTGATGAGTTTGGCCCAAAATTATGGAACATAAATGTGTCTATTGAGGGATATGTGAAGAAGCACTGATCTGTATACTTTGAAACAAAATCGTAGATAGGTTTATTTTGGCCAGGCTTCCATCTCATAACTGAACTGTTAAATAATGGGCACCTTGTAATATGAAATTGTCTTAGCCATTCTTCTGGTCTATTTTCCCACCAATAATTCCAAACAAGGTAAGGTTTATCGTCATTTAATTCTTCGAAAAAATAGCCTAAATCACCAGCAATATCTGTATCTAAGTCAAGATAAAGAATAGTGTCGTCTTTTTTGAATTTTTTATCTTCATCAAATAACGTAAGCTTTCTATAGTGTGGCATACCACCAAAGTCATCTCGATGATAACCATTTTGCACTGCATCAAATCTATAGTTAGGTTCTAATGAAGCTCTATAATGTTTCCACTTAAAATCTTCCCATGTTTCATCAAACTTATCGAAACACTCAAAGTCAAATGGAACAGAACAGTTCTTTTTAACGTTTTCGTATAAAGCATTTACATCTTTATCAGTGTAAAGATCGCCCCATCTTGCACAGATGATTTTATTCTTTTTTCTTTTAAGCATGTTAAATAATTGCTTCATCTTTCAACTCAATTGGTTCACCAGCAAGATTTCTAATAATAGGATTAGTATTCTTATAGTACCAATCAACAGCTTCTACTGGTAAAAAATTAAAAAAGTCATTTACACCAAACTGATACCAAACAAAAGCATCTACTCTTCGATAAGTAAAGAAAACTTCATCAGGCATCTTTTCAATTAAGTTTGTAATTGGATGTAATTGGCCTTTTTTAAATACTGTGACAGATGTATTTATAGGAGTTATATTTTGGTTTCGATAATCTTCGATAAGTAGATGTTGAGGCATATCATAATCATATTGGACCCAAGGTTTAGATAAATCGAGTTCAGTAAAATACTTTAAGTCTCCATTAATCATCATATCAATATCCATGTACATAATCACATCGTCTTCGGAACAATGGTCATCCATGAACCACGGGTACATTTTTTTATATAGTGGAATGCCACCTAAATTATAATGGTGATACCCGTTCATCCAGCCTTCTCCCTGGACCACTCTAGGCTCACCTTCGCCTCTATACCACTTTTTGCTATATTCTCCCCAACCATTTTCATGGTCACGTATTACACGCAAGTTCCAGTCTACAGTAGTGTGTTTATCGATATTTTTTTTAAGCTTATCGATATATTCATCACCATACATATCACCCCAAACTGAGACAATTATTTGTAACATCACCACTTCACTATGTAATAATTTTCGTTAAGCTTTTCAATAATTGGACTAAATGGTTTAAGCAGATTATTCAATTCTTCTCGTGTGTACTTATGATAGTATTCACCAAATCCATCATCATAATTTTCATCATAGAAAACAAAGAAAGCGTGTTTAGCATTGAATCGTTGGTAGTGACCTAATAACACGGACAGTCCAATGTAATTTGGAGTCCCAAACATGCTTACTAAAATATCACATTTATCATCAATGGCCTGTTTACAGTCAAAGAGTTTAAATGTATAGTCAGGAAATTTTTTTCGAGCGTTGGCAAGCATTCCCGCAGAAATGTCGTAACCAACAAATGTTTTCGGATCTGGTTTTCCAAGAATCTCAATGTCTTGCCCTGATCCAACTCCTAATGAAATAATTTTGCCAACTTCACCATTAGCCATCCAAAACTTGTGAGCATCATACTCATCTTTCATATATGGATTGTTTTCCCATCCACCTTCGACGTATTTTTGCTCATACCATTCAGAAGCTTCATCATATTTTTTTATTAAATTATGGTTCATAGTTCACTTTCGGGGTTTACATTTCGAGAAAATGTGGTATAATATTAAAGAGGTTTTTGAGGTGGGGATATTACCAGCCAATAGATCCGTAATTCATAATCGCATGTTCAGTCATTTCATCTAGTGTCGTGCCGGTTTCTTTATCTAACTGTTTATATGCCCATTCTATTTCTAAACATCCCATACAATCGCCGCATGGATCTGTAGCATGAGTGTTACAGGATATTGTAGTATTATATATTTCTGAAAAACCATTCCGTCTACCGAGATCAATAACATGGTATTTTTCAACATGTTCAAATGGATTTTTTAAGAAATCGTCATTTGTTAACCAAGGTCGTTTTGCGATTCCTTTTTGATTAGGATCCCATCTTTTGAACCACTGTGGATGAGGTGGCAAAATATTACCGCAATATAGTTCTTCACAGTCAGTGTTGTCTCTTATTTCTTGAAAAGCTTTACAAAGTCTAGGATAATGAGCTGACATTGGCCAGTTCCATCTTGTTTTTCCAACTATCTCAAGCTCTAAATCTACATCGAATTTTTTTAAAATTTCTTCAATGAGAGGTTTCTTCGGATCATCACTTGTTTGTACGTTGAATATCCTAATTTTTGTATCTGGAAAGTTATCCCATAACAATTTAAATAAAGTAGTACTATCAGCACCAGATGACATAAGAACGCCAATTTTTTTCTTTGGTTCTAAGTGAACTATTCTTTCATCCCACTTTGGGCCACATCTAAATTCCATTATTTTTCACCTATCACTAAATATTTTGTTTCATTGTTATTTTTAAAATTTAATTCCCCAGAATATTTTATTGTGCTTAATCCAGTAGATTTTTCAAAGGATGCTAAGTCGGAATATACGTTTATGTTTCCTCTATCGTGCTTATTTGTCGAAATAAAACAAAAAACAGGATTCTTTCCTTCATACACTCTTTCTACTATGAATTTCATATCTACCATTTTTTCACAAGAAAAATTAATAATTACATCTAAGTGATTTCGCCGAGTGTAATCTGTATCTAAAATTACATCTAAACACTTTTGGTCTATTAATCTATCTTTCTTCACAAGCTTTAAACACTGCCAATTCACCTTAACAACTTCAGGATCATAATCATAAAAAATGATGTTGTCAAGGTTCATTTGTTCAATGTATAATTTTGCATACTGAGAAAAACTTGGAGCAAAAATATCAGCGCAAGCTGGTAGATCTGTAGGATATAATTTGCTATATTCTTCGCCTAACCATTTATTGATCAGCGCATTTTTAGTTGAAATTGAGTTATAAAAATCTTTTTTTCTATGTTGAAAGGAATTATCAATTTCACTTAAACTTGAAATTAAAGAATCATTTAGCTCAAACATATCTTGTTTTTTTCACTCATATTTAAACCTGCTAACGTATGTATAATTGTGCTTTCAGACATATATCTTTCATCGGATATAACTTTGTCTTTTTCGAAAAAATTAAACCAATCTTTAAAATCACGGTTATACGCGTATGGTCCAAATCTATGGAAGAGCCAATTATCATTTATGCCATAATGAAAAAAGTTAGCTTCAATTTTTTTCTCATTAGTCAATTCATTAAATACTTTTCTATTTTGTCCAGTTTTCCAAAGTAAAACTGAACTGTTGAAATACGGGCATGATCTTAGTCTATACAATCTTTGCCATTTCATATTTTCATTAAATTGCCAACTTCTCATAATCATAGGCTTTTTTAATTCTAAATCAAAGAAATACGATAAATCGTTTCTGATGATAGTGTCTAGATCAAGATACAGAAAGGTACAATCTTTATGCTCTTCATCTCTCATAAACATAATATATTTTCTAAAGTGAGCTATGCCTCCAGCATCTTCTCTTATGTAAGTGTCTTGATGATTTTCGGTGATTGAAGATTCTGGATTTTGACAACCTCTGTAGTACTTTTCTTGTAGAGCTTGCATTTGCTCAAAAGATTGGCCTACACTTACATCCATAGTAATAAAGTCAAAATCTACAGAGCAGTTTTTATTTACTTGATCATACAATCTATCAACATGATCTTGAGTGTATCTATCTCCCCAACGAAGGTAGACAATCTTATTCTTCGACATTACATAATATCTTTCAGTAACTCAACTACTTCAAATAAATCTTTACTTTTTCGGATTTGTTTTTTTGTTTCTTCAGACTTAGAAGAAATCACTTCTTTATTCTTAAACACCGCAGCTTTGAATTGAAATAAGAAATTCATATCGTTTCTTTTATCAATTAACTCATCGAAAATGTTAGCTACTGTCATAGGCACGTCAGATTGTACAGAATCTCTTATTTTAGATTCTACTTCTTCATCAATCTTTTTCCGATAATTTTCTAAAGCTTTCTTTCGCTTTGAATTAGTATACTTTTCAATGTCTTCTAAAGTATGTTCTTCCATAAGATCATGAAAGTCTTGATTTTCAAGATCTATTTCTAAAGCATGGGAAATAAGGGAATCGCCATCTTGGTATAAGACTTCTATGATTGTGTTTGATGCATCAAGAAATTTGGCTTCCACGATCTTATTACTAAAAATAGCCATTTATATTATATCACACTTCTTTATTAATTCTCAAATAATATGTTTCATACACTGTTGATTCGCCAGCAGGAACTTCTTGTCTTGCGTAATCATACTCACCTGCGTCGCCTTCTCTAATGATAGAGTTGTCTGAATCTAGTATAGTATCTAGCATAGCTGTTCCTCGTTGATTTCCAGTAAAGTACGAGTAACGAATTTTGTTATATGCTAGATTTGATGCAGCATATCTCACAGATCTTTGTAAGATGTTATCAAAGTCAGAATCGTTATATTCTCTAATATTATAATCACTGTCAATTGATAACGCGTTTACTGAAGATGCAGAAGATGAATTAATCTGATGCAAGTAATAGTTATTTATAGTGATTGGTTGATCTGAATCTTCAGGTAAAGGACCACTTGCAAATGCCTCAGCGTCAGCTGTTGTATCAGTAAAAACCGGAATCAATGAAACTAATGATGCGTTTGAAACACTGCTTGAAGATGATACAAAGTATGTTCCAGCTTGGTCTGTTCCAGTTGAAGATGATGTTAAAGATGTAATAGCCGGTTCTACAAATGTATCATAAAAATCTGAATCAGTCATAGACTTAATATTATTACTTCCATCTAAATAAACTGGATAAGCAATATTATCTGTGTCTGGATATGCTGCAGCTGAACTATCAACTGATTGACTAATTCTAGAATATATTACAGTCTTTACGTAAACTGGATCAATTGCCTCACCTTCATTTACAGCAGAACCTGCAGCTAATCTTCTGTCACGAAGTTCTCCAAGATTTCCTCCTGAAGAAACGACTGAAAGAGTAACTGATGGATTTTGACCATAAAGAGAGATCATTCTCGATTGAATGTTACTTATGTCAGAATCTGACATCTCCTTAAGATCTGTACCATTGAGTTTAAGAGGTCTACGAACTGTCATGATATTATGTACTTGAATCGAAACCGTAGATTGTTTTTACAACTGTTCCTGATGAGTTTATAAGTTGTAAACTAACGTTCCTCGTACCTCCATCTGCATTGTCTCTTACCCAATTAATTGCTGCCACTACGTCAGAATCATGTGGCGATGGCACATTTAAATTATCAAGGTCACCAACATTACCTGACATGATGTTAGTTTTTTCACGCCAAGCATCAATATGGTCGCTTAAATCTACGTAAATTTTCCTAGCCATCAGCTTTCCATCTTCTTAATAATTTGTTGCAACATTAACTTAATATTTTGAACATCATCTTTTAAGTTATCAAATTCAGCTTCACGTTGCTTACGGTTTTCTTTTATTTTTCTAGCTTTTGTTACATCATTACTTACATTTAGGACAGCGCCAGTTTTCATATCTTTTACTAAATCGCTGTGTCCTTCAACATTAACATATCTCATATTAAACACCTAGAGCAATGATTCTTAGATCTTTGATTGTTGGAACCTTTGCGCTGTTTGTAGATTTAAACACGATCTTAAGTTGGAAGATAGTAAATGGATCAAGGGATCCACCTGTACCGCCTATCAAATATCTATAATCACGGAATACAGATCTATTTTCATCACTTGGCACTTCTTCCTCTTGGCTTGCAAGAATCCAAGAAATATCATCGATATTTTGATCATCAGTTAATGTTTTGTAGTATACATCAAATGATGCTGTAGAAGGTCTGTTTGCTCCAATTAGAACTTTTAATCCAACCGCATCATTAACCAAAGTAATTGGTTTAGTGATGTGTTTAGATAGATGTGAACCTTCTTTAGGATCTGTTTCAGCAATATAAGAAATTGGTACGTTGAAACCTGTTGCTGCTGAAGAAGCCTGCTTGTCAATCTTGTTATTGATAAGTGACAATGAAGCTCTTTGTAAGTCAAGAACTGGAGAAACATATGAATCGCTAGTTGTCATAGCTACATACATTTTAGCAGTACTTGTTCCCAACGATGTTTCTTTTGCAGAGTTAGCAATCACTTTAGGATACTGGAAGTAGTTGCCTTCTCTATTATTTAGAGTTGTAGTTGTGGCATCTTCTAAATATGCTGTTTCTGTTCCAGCAAAAGATTTACCTGAGTGGAACTTACCTGTGAATGCTAGGCTTGTTTGATCAGGCGTGATTGTCTGAATGTATGGATATAATACATCAACCATAGCATTTTCAGATGCAGTCACAGCAGATCCACCACCTGTAGCAGAAGAACTTGCAGAAGATGAGTGGTTAAACGCATAACCAGTTCCATCAACTTTTGTAATTGTTCTTGTTCCATTAATTGAAGATGCTGCAATTCCACCAATTGTTCCAGTTACACCTGCAATCGTAACAGTATCACCAACCACAAATCCGTGGTCTTTATGAGATACTTTTACTTCAGCTGAGCTTGCTGTTGTGGTAATTGGATCAGACCCTAGCAACTTATTTGGAAGAGTGTTATTTTCTAAATATGCTTCACCATCAGTTGTTGTATCAAAATCAGCACGGAAAATCTGGAACATAAGGTCTTCGTCTTGAGCCGGAGTCCATGTTGCAGCGTTTTGCGATTTGAAGAATGAACCAAGTGTGGGCTGTTTTGTAATACGTTTAGCAGTTGAATTAAGTACAAAGTCACCCATTTTAGAAATGTAAACTGTGTAATCAGTTGTGTCTGCTAGTACTACAAGAGCATATTCGGTTTTTGGATTCAAGTATAGTGGCTCATCAAACTCAAAATCAGTACCAGTTGTAGCATCAGCAGATGTTGATACTTCACTTGGTGATAGAATTTTAATAGAACCTGGTATAATATCAGTGGCAGATGGAGAACCATTTACCATTGGTCTCAACTGAATCCATACTGGCATTGTAGAGGATTTTGTTTTAAAATATAGTCTTACTTTTGTAAGGAATACACCATAGTCCTCAGCAACGTAGAAAGACTGCGCAAGCGGGTCTGTTCTACGAGGTGCTGGGGGTGGAGCAGGAGGCTGCGGTCTACGTGTTGAAACAATAGTCTGTTGTCTTGTTTCAATTACTCCAGACGCAGTGTAAATCGCTGTTGCAAGAGAACTTGAATTTTCTGGATCATATGCAGTAATGTCTAGAAGTGAAAATTCTCTAGCGCCAGATCTAAATCTAATTGAACTGGTGTTTGGAATAAAGAATGAGCCTGAAACTCTTCCTTCATCATCAGTGTAAAGCGCTGATGAGCCATCAGGGTGTGCTGTTGCATTATTTTGCGTATTACCATACTCAGTTCTATTTGAGTTGATACGCTTAAATGTTTCAGATCTACACCAGCTAGAAACATCTACCTGGTCAAAATAAGGGATAATTTTTGTGTTAGGTCTTAAACCAACAGCATTAAAGAATACTTTACGTGATCGAATAAATGGTACTAATGCTACGTCAACAATTCTATCATCTACAACCTGGCGGATAGTTTCGCTTGTTACAACTCTAGAAATTGTAGCTCCAGTATTTTGGTCAACACCATTCCATCCCCATTCAATCGCAGCTTGCATCAACTCTTGATTTGTGTCGAGTTGTGTACCACCTTGAATAATTCTTGCAGCTCGAGTAACAACGTCTCTCCACTCATCAGATGCTGGTGAAATATCAACGTTACCATTAAATTGGAATGCTGCAAATGGGTTAACATTTTCAGTTGTTGAAGCTAAATCTTGGTTAATGTAAGATTCTTCATCATACTTAATATAAACGTTATCGCCTTTGATAATAGTATTTGTTGAAGTGTCTGAATCATAAACCAGGCCAACATTTTTCTCAACGTATGCTGGATGTAAAGATTTTCTACTTGGATTAATCGAAGCTTTATACTCGCTGTTGTTTACGTCAGATTGGAAGTGGTCAACAAAGTTATCAACCATAAAGCCTGATTTTGTTCTGTTACTTCCTGAAGAATCCAAAACTTCTAAGCTATTTGTATCAAGTTCTAGTAAGTTAAGAGCAGTTGTTTCTTCAAGTCTATCAACTCTCTTCTCAATCTTACCAATATCAGCCATTGTATAACCTTTAGTTTCAATGAACTGGTAATTCATGTCAGTTTCGTCGACAGTGTATGGATTCATTTTAACTCTGTAGAGTTCAAGTGAGTTTTCCGGAACTTCTTTAAACTTAGGTTCAAGTGAAGAGACACCTTGCAAGACTTTTAAATTTGATTTTTCATCAATAACAATTTTATCATATCTTGGTAGATAGTATGTTACATCTGCATTTACAACATCGGTGTTTTTCGGTAGTTCGTTAATACGGGCTGTACCACCAGTGAATGTAGATGAGATGTTTTGTGTAGGACGGAAGTCAATAAAGTTACGCAAGTCAATTGTTGTTCCATTGTTCAATGTGTGTGATGGAACATTAGCATAATTAATTCCTGAGTATGAATTGATTCCAAAGAAATCACCAGTTGCGCCATGAACAAAGTGTTTTACTTCCCAGGCAATATTACCAGAAACAGCTTGGCCACCTTTTAGAACTAGTCTACCTAATCCATAGTATGCATCTTTTTGGCCACCGTCAAGTGTAAACTTGTGAGAAATATCTGGACCACTTGCTGAATCTTCACGGATGTAGTTATAATCATAAACATCAACTAATTGAAGATCTACATATGATACGCCGTTGCCGTCTGAGTCCAGAGCAGAAATACCTGAAGTAGTTGTGTCTGTTTTTGATCTTGTTGTTGCAGCACCTTTATTAACATAAGTCAAAACTTCAATTTGTGAACTTGTCGGCGCGCCTGTAATATTAGCTGTAGTAGAACCAGAGCCTGAAATTGTAGGTGAAATAATAGATCCGCTCGAATCAACAGATGTAATCCAATCAGAAGTATTTGAAAATGTTTCGCCAGTTGCTGACAACGTTAGTGTAGCTGTACCAGTCGCATCGGTTGTAGCCAAAAATCTTCTTTGTACTTGGAAAGAAATATCATCTAAGTTTGAAGGTCTTTGTTCTGGCAATTCAAACAATAAGCTTTCATTACTCGCATCTTTCAATACAGCAATACCATTTTCTAAAACTAGCTGAGCATTATCTGTCGCTGAAGTGCCAATAGAACGAGAATCTCTAAAGTTAGACCCATTGTTCATTTGAATATTAAATAAGTATAGCCTATATGTTCCATCGCCTACAGCATCGACTGATCGTACTCTTGCACTACCAATTGTAGATCCTGAAGCGTATGTAGCATTGTTACGTAAGTTAACTTGAGCCATTTGGTGGATGTTTGGTATACCAAGTAAAGACTCTACAATAATATATGCGCCATAGTTAGCTGCAACTACTTCATTATTAATTGTTAGTGTATCTCTAGCTCTATCAACTTCAATAATGCTTGGCAACGCTTGATTTGCTCTATAACCATTTACATAAGCAGTACCTTCACTTACTTTTAAGTTTAAGATAGTGCTGTCTGTAGCATCGGAATCATAAGAAATATTGAAAGGTCTAACAATATAGTTACCTGATTCTTCTTTCGTACGTAATGCTAAAACATCATTGATTTTGTTATATTGGTCAAAGCCACTTACTGCATCAAGGATTACGGAGTTTCTAATTTTAGCAAGATATACAAATGTTTCGTCAGAATCGATGTCATCTCTTGTTGTAAGAATAAGACGTAGTCTATAACGATCTGCACCAGGCGCTGTAGTATTAGGAAGAGATCCTGAGTTATCATATAAACCTGAATCATCATCAGCTGTTACAATATCTTGTACAACTTTAAAACCGACTTCGACTGTTACACCTGGAGCATATTTAGAAATTACGATTGATTGCGGATTAGCATAAACAAATAATCCATTTATAAAGAAAGAACCCGCCGCTACTGAAAATTTAACACCTTTACCAACCGCTGGATTTGAGCTAGTATTTGTTGTTTGTACTGTTAAAACTGTACCAGTGTTAATACCAACAAGATCTTCACCTGGTGTTAGACGAATAGGTGTAGTTCCAGATGCAGCATTTAGTGTGTTTGTATATGTAACAAATAGTGTGGCTGGATCCGCGCCGACGGCCACAGCAGTATCAATAACTTTAACTCTTACGCCGGATGATTGACCAAGAAAGGTTTCTTCATCAATTGAGCCATCGGTTGGCATAGTATAAGTTGATGTATCTAGTTTAACAAACTCATACGCATCATTGAGTGTAGCACCGCCTGGTAATACTGATGCGCCTTCTTTAAAAATATTACGACCGAATCTTTCAATTTGTTTTTGGATGATTGTCTGCATCTGTGTAAGTTCACGAGCTTGCAGCGCACGACCCTTATTAAAAAGAATTCGTTGATAGTTATCACTATCAGCATAGTCATCTCTGTATCGAGTTTCAAAAATGTTTTCGGTGTACGTAATTGTCATGTTTTATCTACTCTTATAATTGGAGAATGATCTTGATGTCTTCAGTCTGGTTAGTTGTTCTTTCAACTGCTGTTCTGTTATCAATATATAGTACATCTCCTGAGAAAGGATCTACTTCAGAACTATCTGTTAAAGAACCAATTGTACCAGATCCTGAGCCATCAGACTCAGTAAGTGCTTCGCCTACAGTAAATGTACCGTATCCAGTTGTAGCATTTTGGTGATAATAAATTGTGTCAGAGTCGACTTCATCTACATATGCTTTTGTTCCAGATGTTCCACCAACAATTGTTTTATCAACGCTAAACGCCACTGAAGTAGCTGAAAGAGTAAGTGATCTTAAAGCATTTCCGGTGTCATCTGTAAAGTCTGAATCAGAGCCGTATTTCTTAGGATTTTTAATTAGTCCAACTTGACGGAAATCTTGTAGAACAATAAAGTCATCGGCTGAACCACTTACCTTTGTGTGAAGCATTAGTGCCGAAGATTTTAAATCATTTCTTGCATCAGCTCCAATTCCATCTTCATCTGAAAGAACGGCTCTTGCAGTAGCACCTGTGCCACCACCACCGGTAATTGAAACTTGCGCATAGTCATATCCAGTTGGATATGCTAATGTTGAAGAATCATTGTCAAACTCGATTTTAGCAACTGCACCTGTATCTGAATCGATATAAGCTGTAACAGATCCGCCTGAACCATTTCCAGTAATTGTTGCTGTTGGACGAGAAGTATAACCTGATCCACCATCAGTTACAACAATAGACGTAATCATTCCACCAATTGCTGTGTCTTGAATTTCTTTATGTTTGTTTTGAATACCTGAAGCATCAGAATCAAGTTCACCGATAATTTTGCTTACAGGCATATAGTTTGCTGATAAGAAGTAATTTGCTTCCAAAGCTGAAATAGTGTAAATGAATTTCCAAACGTATCCATCTGCTGTTTCAAACGCTTCATTATTAGAACCTGTTGGTTCGACAGTTGAAGCCACAGTATTACCGTCCGCATCTCTACCAGTTCTTAAGCATACAAAGACATGATAGTTTTGGTTCATTACGTAATGTGCTGGAGAAGCATACCCAACTTGCGTATCATCATACTGAGCATATGTAGTACCAGTTGTCCAATTTACACGTGGAACAACAAAGGAAGTAGATGTAATCTTTTTAATTGCTTGTAAGCTTTCTCTAAACTCACGGATTTCGGACGCATCATTCAATGGTGTCGGTGCAGTATCTGAGCTATCCCAATACTCAGCTCTACCTAGACCAATGTAGTACGTATCGCTTGAATCATTAATACCGTCAATGATATCTTGAACGATACTCTTTTTAAATTTATCAGTAATTACTGCTGTCATTCTAACTGTCCTTAAATTGTATGCTTATCACAATTTATTTTCTATTATTTATATTAAGAAGAAGGATAATACTCGTAAGATGCCTTCGCGAGATCATAAATTGATGAATATGTTTCATTAGCGCTATCAATTGTTAGGCTAGCGATATCGCGGATTTGCATATTTGGTTCCAATCTTACAGTAAAGATTGTTTGACTACTATCTGCATTTCTATCTGTATATGACGAATCTGTTTCCAACAAGCCATTCATATTGTGCCAAATGAAGTCTTGATCAGAATCACCAGAAACGTATGAGGTTGCACCCATTGTTTGGATGAGAGTTGTGTCAGACGATGTTGTAAGTGTACCAAGAAGAGATACTGTGGTTTCAAATGTTATTTCACCTGCGTCTGAATCAAGTTTAACAAGTGGCGCTGTAAGAAGATTTGTTTGTGTTGTTTGAATAAGTACTTCTGCACCTAGATAAAAACCACCAGGATGAACAAACTTACGATATAAGTTACCCCAAGTTGAATAGGACACTGGAGCTTTTACAAGTACTGACAGAACCTGATATAGTCCTCCATCTTGTAAAACATCAAGGCCATCAATACCTAATTCTGACTCACCAACAATGAATAAGTTTTCTTTAGGATATTCTATCTCTACGTCTTCACCGAAGAAAGCTCTAAAAAAACCTTGAGTTGAATACTTTGTACCTTTAACACGGAAAAATTCTGCAAAGTTACGAATTACTTCTCTTGGTGTTGTAAACTGAGTGTGTGAAATACCTAAAGCAAGTTCTTTAAACATTAAATCTAGTTGAGATAGCGTATTATCTTCAACATCACGGATCGTATATAAATCTTTAACTAAATCGCCAAAGTTTTCATCACTATCTAAATTGTCATAATACGCTTCAAGAAACGTAATAAAATTAGGATATTCCGCAACAAAATATTCTGGTAAAACTTCTTTTACCAGACTTCTTTTCATAGATATGGGTAAGCGGTCTAAATCCCTAAGCGTTTTCATTATAGCGTGACTTTCGTATTCTGATCATCTCTTAGCGCGATTGATTTTAGTTTACCTTCATCTAGATTTATAATGTAATTACGCAATGGTCTAATCACAGCTTGGTTAGCAGGTGTGACTGTAAACTTAATGTAAGTGTTATTGCTTTGGACCGATAATGCAGCTAAAGCATCAATTTTAACTTCACCAGTTGTATTTTTATATGAACCAATATTGTCAGAAATAACTACACCAGTTGTAGCATTCACGAGTTCAAGCTGAGTAGAGCTGAGTTTATTTCTCACATATACTAATACGCCATTTTGATTTGTAAAGTTTTCTGATTTAACTACATAATTTTCGTCATCAGGTAATGCGATAGGTACTGGATAGTTTAAGTCATAAGCCGCAAGTGTTGAGCCAAATGTTGGCGATAAACGCAGTTGAACGCCTACGTCCATTTTAGAAGATAGAACAGCGGTGTCTAAATCATCAATTGAACCTAGTATTTGAGATCTTCTAAATACTTTACCAAACCCTTCAAGGTTGTCACTAAAGTAATTAATGATTCTACTTCTCACTCTTGATTCCATGTTTCCAGCAGTTAAGCCCGTAAGATCAGGATCATAGTCAAAAGAAGTCGTCAATTCTAAATACACATTTTCAGGATCTACAAACTTAGGTGTAATAGAAGTAACTGATAGGTTATCGGTTAACTTTGTTTGAATTTGATTTTTAATTGTAGTTTGAGATGCTGATGATACTCCACTAGCAAACTGTAGACTAATGTAGACTTTACCATAATCAATAGGAATGTTTTCATCTCCACCCCAAGCTTTAACACCGGAAACAGAAGAGAAGTTAGAAAGGATTAAACCTTCATAATCTAAAGGTGTTACCAATCTTTGTTGAGAAGCAAACGCAGTTGGAGCAGTTTGTCTAATTGATTCAATAGTTTGTTTTGGTGCACCTGAAACTGATTTCGATAATGTAAGAACTGTTTGTGGATAATCAGTTCCATCTGCTGTAATATCTTCGCCTGCTGTAAATGAAGAACTACCATTTGCATCAGCGCCATCAGTTCTTAAATAT